AAAGAAAAATTATTACCAAAAGATTATGTTGGTGATGACTCCATAGAAAATTTAAATCCATCTTGCAGAGCATGTAATTTTAGAAAAGGTTCCAATGATATAGAAGGATTTAGAGAAGAATTGCAATACGGTTTAATATGTTGCTAGCGAAATTTTACATATCGAATGATGATTAAGTATGGTTTAGTAGAAGAACATCCACAAGAAATAAAATTTTATTTTGAAAAATATGATGGACACAAATGATTTAGATTATTTTAAACAAATAATATATGAGATTTCTAGAGTTCCAAAATCTAGTTTAGAAAAAAATGACGAAACATATAATGGAGTTTTACTTGAACAACATTTTTGGAAGTTCATTGAATATTTAATTAAAACAAAAAGTAATAAAAACATATAATTATAAAATAAAATTAATAAAATTATATGGCAGTTTATAAAAGCAAATTTATAGAAATAGATCCGGATACTTGTTCTAAAGAAGAACTGTATAATGCAATTAAAGAATGTGAAAGTTTATCAGGATATTTTGAGACAAAACAGCTTGCAGTTAAGACATTTATTAATTCAGTATATGGAGCAACTGCAAGTAAATATTTTGTCGGCCATAATACTGCAGTTGCAGAATCAATTACACTTCAAGGACAGGATTTGAATCACTATTCAGAAAACTGTGTCAATAAGTATTTTAGAGGGATTTTTCAATCTCAAGAGGAATATAATAGAGTTATTTATGTTCCTTTATTCGAGTGGATGGAAAAATATGATATTGAAACCACTGATGAATTTTATGCTAAAACACCGGATAAACAATGGGTTTTAGTTAAATTGCCATTAAGCAAAAATGAAATTAAAGATCAAGATAATTTGTCAAAAGAAATGAAGGCTTTACTTAAAAAAGTTTCAGTTAAAACAACTTTTGGCGAATATCTTGGAGAACCTTATGAAAAAATAAAGGGATTTGAAATTAATAAAGGTAAAATTACACAAAATGAACCGCTTAATTCATTAGCATTAAAAGCAAAAAATCCATTAGATTCTAAGGAAAACCCGTTTGCATATATGGGCAAAACATCATATTTGGAAGATGATCCAACATGTAGTTTAACTTGTGCAGGTGATACTGATTCTTGTAACTCATTGGTTATTATACAGTTAGATAATAAAAAAATAACAATTGAAGATGCATTTAATAAATGTAAATTAGAAAATTTTGATATGGTTTTAAAATTACAAAATGGTCAAGAAGTAGTTCCAGTAAAAAATCATACAACAAAAACAGTAGATCCAGATACATTAGAATTATTAGATAGACCAATTAAGTATATTATGAGGCATAAGGTATCAAAATCAAAATTTAAAATTAAATCTGAAACAGGAAAAGAGATTATAGTAACTGGCGATCATTCATGTATGGTTTACAGAAATAATGAATTAATTTCAATTAAAGCTAAAGATATTAATTTAAAAACTGATAAATTAGTTGAAATTGTTGATGAAATAAACAATTAATTATATTTATTATATAATTAATAAATATAATGAAATTATTTCGTCCCGCAATTTTAATAATTTCAATTTTTATAAAATTATATACTCTAGTTAAAGAACGCCGAAGTGGGACGCGGCTAGTATTTAATTAGAGTATTTTTATAAAAATTAATTTAATAACTATGAAAAAAGATTTAAAACAATTAGAAGAAAAAGTAGAAGTATATTATAAAAATCATCCAGAATTAGAGCAATTAAATACACATTGTATTAATTGTGGTAAATTTTTAGTATATGATAAAGGTGATATACATTTTGGTAAAACAAAATTATCTGCAACTGGAATAACATTTTTATCTAATAGTAAATATGATGGTAATATATATCATTTATGTCGATGTCAAGAATGTGTTGGTAAAAAATTTCCAGATATTTATACACATCCTCTATTATCATGTAAATTTTCTAAAGCTAAACAATATGCATTTAATGTCCCAGATGGCAGTTTTAAAAAATATGTCCATGAACGACAATCTCTTACTAAAGATAGTATGATTAAAAAATATGGTGAAGAAAAAGGTTTAGAAAAATGGAATTCATATTGTCAAAAACAATCTATTACAAATACTTTTGAATATAAAAAAGAAAAGTATGGTATGACAGAAAAAGAATTTAAAGAATATAATAAATCTAGATCATCTACAAAGGAATTATTTATAAAAAGACATGGGGAAGAAGTTGGAACTAAAATGTGGGAAGAATATTGTGAAAGACAACGATATACTACATCTTTAGAATATTTTATAAAGAAATATGGTGAAAATGATGGGTATGAAAAATATGCAAATTTTGCAAAAATTAGAGCAGCTCAATATACATGTTGTAAATGTACAAAATCAAAAGAAGCTGAATTAATATTAACTCCAGTAAAAAATTATTTTCAAAATAATGAAATATATTTTAATGAAAATGAATATAATTTAAGTATTAAAAATAATAATTATTTTTTAGATTATTATGATAAAACCTTAAATATTGTTATTGAATTTTATGGAGATTATTGGCATTTTAATCCTAAATATTATGATGAAACAACAAATATAGAAATATATAATAAACATATTTATGATAAAAAACGAATAGAATTTATTCAAAAACAATTAAATTGTAAAGTTATAATTGTATGGGAAAATGAATATTTTAAATATAAAGATAAAACAATAGATAGAATTATAGATATAATTAATGATAAAAATATTAAATATATAGAATTAAATGGAGATTAAACTTTCAAATATAGAATCAGTAGAACAACTTGATGATTTTCAAGATGAGTATGTTTATGATATTGAAGTAGAAGATACTCATACATTTTTTGGAAATGATATTTTAGTACATAATTCAATTTATGTTGAATTTGGTCGTATTATAACATTTTTAGGAATACATGATTTTAATAAAGCAACACGTTTTGTTGTTGATATGTGGAATTACGGAATTGGCCCATATATGAATAAAAAATATGATGAGTATGCACAAAAATTCAACTGTGATGTTAATCTTGAAAATCTTGAACTTGAAAAAGTTGCTGATACTGCAATTATGATTGCAAAGAAACATTATGCAATGTCAGAATGTTTTCTTGAACCAAATATCTATGTAACACCGGGTGAACATGTTATCTATAAGGGACTTGAATTAATTCAAGGTTCTACTCCACCATTTGCAAAAAAATGTCAAGATCAATTTATTAGAAGCATTATGAATTGGTATATTACACATAATAATGCACCGGAATTTGATGATATTTATGCAATGCTTAAGAAATTTAAAGATGATTTTATTAAACAAAATCCGGAAGATATTTGCAAAAGTGTTCAGATTTCTGATTATGATAAATTTATTCTAGATGATAAAAATAATTTTGTGTTTGGCGAGCATTGTCCAATTCATGTTAAAGCTGCAGGAATTTATAATTATATATTAAATAATCCAAAGAATAAGAAATATAAATTAAAATATGAAACAATTAAAACTCGTGACAAGGTAAAATTCTATAAAACTACAGATCCTAATTATCCTGTTTTCGGTTTTACACCTGGAAAGTATCCATTAGAATTTGCTTTGCCGATTGATTATAACCAACAATTTGAAGATTTAGTTTTAACACCGTTAAACAGAATTATTGAAATTCTCGGATATCAACCTTTTACTTCAGATTTATGTTATGTTTCATCATTATTCTAAAAGAAAATCTCTAAGAAATATATCTTAGAGATTTTTTAACGTCTATATCTTAATCTTGTTTTTGGCGGTTTATTAATATCATACTACATGCCTAATCTCCACATATTATTAGTATTACAGTCTTTACTAATATTCCAATTACTAATATTTTGTCTGAAATGAGATGCAGAAAACATTGAATCCATATTTTTAACATTAGATACATCCCATTTATCTAATGGCTAATCATATTGTGAGCCAGAAAACATATGTGCCATATTTTCAACACCAGATACATCCCAATTATTTAATGGTTGGTTAAACCATGAATCACTAAACATGTCAGACATATTTTTAACATTAGATACATCCCAATTATCCAATGGGTAATCATATGGTCTAACTTCTTTAAACATACCAATCATAGTTTCAACTTTTGATACATTCCAATTAGAAATATCACCATTAAATATAGAGTGTGAAAACATATAATTCATATGTTTAACTTTTGACACATCCCATTTAGAAATATTACCATTAAAATTGCTTTTATAAAACATATAATTCATATCTTCAACATTAGATACATCCCATTTAGAAATATCACCATTAAAATTTTTAGTATAATCATTTCCAAATAAACCATACATTGATGTTAATTCAGAAACATCTAACCAATTTAAATTTGCATCATTATTCGGACATATCTGGCAAGACCAATTTATAATATTTTTTAATGTATCTATATCATTAACTTTATATTGTATACCAATTATTTTTGATAATTTAACCATTTTATTAAAATAATTAGTATCAACATTCTTAAATAATAAATCAAGACATTTATTCCATTCTAAATATTCTTTAATATTACTTTTATTATTAACCTTACTATTAATCTAACCTTGAATATCTTCTTGATCTTCAAAGTCATCTAAAGCAAATTTAATACCTCTGTTAACCGCTTCTAATATTTGTTTATAATTTATCATTTATATTTTCTTAATACTTTTGGTTTATATTCTTTCTATATAACAGCATCTTTAAATATACAAATTGTTTTTACATTAGGATTTATATTCCACATTGATATATCTTGATTAAATTGTGATGATTGAAACATGTATTCCATATCCCAAACATTGCTAACATTCCATTTATCTAATGGTTTATTAAAACGGGAATTACAAAACATTTCATGCATCTATTTTACACCAGAAACATTCCAATTATTAATATTCTAATTAAATCTTGAACCCTTAAACATTCCACTAAGAGATATTGCTTTAGACATATTCCATTTTCCAATCGGCTAATTAAATATAGATGCGCAAAACATACTTGCAAACATTTTAACATTAGAAACATTCCAATTATTAAGCGGTTTATTAAAATATTGATTTTGCATAAACATACAACGCATATCTTCCACATTAGAAACATCCCAATTATTAATATCTTGATTAAATTTACAATTACAGAATATTTGTGCCATATCTTTAACATTAGAAACATCCCAATTATTTAGTGGTTGATTAAATCTTCTAGACCCGTGAAACATTTCGCTCATATTTTCAACACCAGAAACATTCCAATTATTTAATGGTTTATTAAAATTAAATGTATCTTTAAACATACCAGACATATTTTTAACATTAGATACATTCCAATTAGATATATCACCATTAAAATAAGAGCATCTGAACATATTATGCATATCTTTAACATTAGATACATTCCAATTAGATATATTACCATTAAAATGAGAAAATATAAACATTTGAGACATATCTTTAACATTAGAAACATCCCATTCTGAAATATCACCATTAAAATACTTAGTAACCTCATCACTAAATAACTAATGCATTGAAGTCATTTTAGAAACATCAATCCAGTTTAAATCTGCAAATTTATCAATTACACAAACAATTCCAATTATATTTTTCAAAATTTCTAAATTATTTGCAACATCAAATTTATAACTGGTTTTTTTAGAAAATTCAGCTAATTCTTTAAGTTCTTCGGGGGTTTTTAACTAATAGAAACTAATTTTCTTTAGCCATTTTTGCCATTCAAGCCATTCTTTAGTTCCCCCTTGATATTTAACTTTACTGCTAGCCTAACCTTGAATATCTTCTTGATCTTCAAAATCATCTAATGCAAACTTAATTCCTCTGTTTACCGCTTCTAATATTTTATTATAGTTTTTCATTTAATTAATTTATAAATTTAATACTGGACGAATATTAAAACCATCCATACGTTCCTCATATCCATTCGTCCGTTCATCGCTGTATATGGTAATAATGTTTGAATCAAAGCTCAAGCTGAAAGCATGAATACAGTTTTTTAAGTAAAGACTAGAAGACCATAAGCGGCCGCACAAACCAACATTGTATTGACATAAACCCTATCGAGTCCCGGCTGCTGGAATAAACAACTAATTTCCATTCTTTCCTTCAAATATTCCACCATCTAAACCATAAATTCCTCCATCATCTTTTGGATTATGAACTAGTTTATTAGGATCATAATTTTTAACCCAATAACTATTAGTATAATTTATTAATTCCATGCACTGTTCTTTAGTTGGAATATAGAATTTATAATTACCAATATGTTTATTTTGATAAGCTGCATCATCTTCAGGAAGAAGTTGGGTTAAATTATCTGTAAAACCATTTAACCCATATTCAGGATCATTACAATATTTAGTTAAACCAAAATTTTTTTCAAATTTATAATTATTATAATTAAAACAAATTATACCATCTTCATCTGTTTTATTTCCTTCTAATTCACCCCAAGCATAATATTTTCCATACCAGTCTTCTGGTTTAGATAACTAGTTTGGATTAACATCTAGATTATACTTGCACCATAAAGTTCCGGATGGAAGTCCTAAATCTACTACATCATTTATTAAATCCAACCATTCTTTAGTTCCATGTTGATGATTAATTTTACTATTAGTTTGACCTTTAAGTTCTTCATCATCAAAGTCATCTAATGCAAATTTAATTCCTTTATTAATAGCTTCTAATATTTGTTTATAATTCTTCATATTTTAGATTTTTTACTATTTTAATACCGGTCTTATTGAACAACCCTGGTCACGTCTGTAATTTCCAACTTCTGCTGTTTTCTTTGTTAAATTAAATGAATTTGCGCATGTTTGATATTTTGGATTTAAATCACATGTCCAATAAAATCCTTGTGTATTTTTTCTTCTAATATTTTCTTCATTCATATATCCTGCAAGTGGAAAAAATATTGTATTTTGATTATGTATAGATGTAAACAATATACCGTTTAATCCGGGAATATTATTATAATTTGCAACAAATTTATGTTTTGTATTATCTAATAATTCTTGGAATTGTTCTGTAGACGGTATGCAGTATTTATTATTTTTTACATAAGCAGCATCATCTTCCAAATCAAGTTTCATTTTATTATCAGGTTCATCACATATAGATGCAACTGTATCTTTTTCATAACAATATTTAAATAATTTAAGAACCCAATTTTCTGTTTTTAAATTAGGCAACATTTTTATAGCCCAGTCTGAATAATCATAAGACCCCCATGTAAAAAAATCATTATGCTGATTAATACCCCAGGCAAAATAATCACCTTGCCACCAATCAGCTACACTATTTTCACCTTCTTCATTTAATAATTCAGTTTCACATCCCAAATTATACTTGCACCAAAGAGTTCCTGAAGGTAGTCCTAAATCAACAACATCACTCATTAAATCTAACCAGTCTTTAGTTCCACCTTTATACTTAACTTTACTATTATCCTAACCTTGAATATCATCTTGATCTTCAAAATCGTCTAATGCAAATTTAATACCGCGATTAATTGCTTCTAATATTTGTTTATAGTTTTTCATATCAATATATTTATTAAATTTTATGTATTATTAAAAAATAAAATTTTTATTTTTAATTCTTTAATAAATAATAAAAGAAAGAATGTTAATCAACAAAATATCAATAAAACATGGAAACAAAAATATCTGAGAATTTTTTAACAAAAGTGTTTGATAAATGGGGTGATAAATGGTGGTTCAAAACACTTTTCATTATTGCTGTGGTATGGATCTTAATGGGCCCAGTGGTAACCTCTTTTATAAATAATTCAATGCAACAAAAATCTGTATCTGAAGCGGTAACTAATTCATTAGATGACAGAGATGAAAGAAATAAAGCTACACACAGAGCAAATTTTGAGGCATCCCGTCAAGCATATGCATTAGCAAAACATACAATGCAAGAATATATTTCATTGACTAATTCAGAATATATATTTTTAATTGAATACCATAATGGTTCTGAAAACGTAATGACAGGTGTTCAATTTTGTCGTTTTGATATGACTCTTGAAGTAGCAACAGACAATGCAAAATATGTAGCTATTGAAAAATTCCGTGATGATATTGTTGCACGTTATGATATTTTGTTATCAGAAGATTTAGGCAAAAACAAATTGCTTTATTATACACAAGAAGAATTTGAAAAAGCTGATAGATATTTAGCACAACAAATGGATTATATTAATGCTAAATCATATGCCGTATTAAATCTTAAAGATATTCATGGTAAAGCCTTTGGTTCTATTTTATGTATTTCTACAGATGATGAACAAATAAATTTATTAGCTGTTCGTGAATTAGCTATTGATTTAGAGAATATATTTAATAATGGCGGTATTGAAGATGAAGAAGAAGAATAAAATATGCATTTTTGCATTTTTAACATTTTTTAAGAAAATAAATAAATAAAATACAAATATAATTATCTTTCTGTCTTAATTAATATGAAAGAGTAATGTAAGAAACAAAAACACATCTCGTTCATTTTAGAGATTTATTAGTATAGAGAAAATAAATTTACGAAATAGACATATTAAATGATTAAGATTAATTAAAGATTTAGAAAAATGATTATCCGTTATCTTTTTATAGATAACACACTAAATAAAAAATAATTATAAAAAATAATATGAAAGTAAACAATCAAAAAGCTACTGCTAAAAATGCAGAGCAAATGATCAATGAAGCTTGGGCTCCAATGATTACGCGTACAACTGGTGTTAAGGATCCAGAAAAACTTGCTTGGATGAGTCAACTTGCTCACAATACAGCTAAATCCTTAAATGAATCTGCTCCTGAAATGGGTGCTAACGCATTCTCAGAGTTCGGCGGTGCATATGCTCCATATAACAACCTTTACAATACTCTTGGTGTTGGTAATGTAGTTGCTCCTAAAATGGCTGCAATGACCGGCGCACAATAGGCTGATGATAAAATTCTTGGTTCAGGTGACAAATTCCCTGCACTTCTTCCATTAGCAATGAAGGTTGCTGCTAAAACTATTGGTTTTGAACTTGTAAATACTACTCCTCTTGCAGGTCCTAGTGGTGTTCTTCCTTATATGGACTATGTATATAGCGGTAGCAAACAACCATATGGTGCAACTCCTGCATATGATAGATTCAGCGCTAATCCACATGTTTATAACAAACGTCGTATGGCTGTTGATTCTTCTACAAAAGCATTCCCAGAGAATTGGCCAAATGAAGAAAAACCAATTAATGGCGCAGCTGCTTTCCGTCTTTATGGACTTCCACATGCATTTAAAGCTGTTCTTGTTCCACAAGGTTCAGATCCAGTTGTTAAATACAAATATGAGCTTGAACAAGCTGGTTTAAAAGCTGGTGTAAGATTTGAGGATGCTGATAAACATCTTACAGTTGAATTTATTGGTTGGAGCCGTATTGATGGTGATCCAATGTTCAAAGTTGTTGATGGCGACCAATCTCTTGGTGAAACATTCTTAAAGGATGTTGAACTTGTAAGTGAAACTCCTGCAATTACTCTTACAGTTAGAGGTGCTAAATTAATCTCTATGTTAGAGGATCAACTTCTTGGTTTTGCTGGTGCTGGTGACCATGATGAAGATGCATGGGCTGGTACATATCAAGATGGTACTGTTCTTTTTGAACCAATGAGCCGTGCAACAGGTGAAATGACTCCTGCTCGTCAAATCTCATTACAACTCTTCACAAAGAACATCCAAGTTGGTACTATCCAAGTTGCTTGTGCTGTAACTCAAGAACAAGTTACTGACCTCCAAAAACAATGGGGTATTGATGTATTAAAGATTGTTGAGAATGCTGGTGTAAACGAACTTTCTCAAACTATCAACCGTCACATCACATCTCGTTTGTTTGCTCTTGGTTGGAAAAACCACGCTCGTATGGTAGAAGTTGAAGGTCTTGGCGCATGCTTAAACTTAAACTTCAGAAAATTCGATGCAGAAAATCCTAGTAATCTTGACTGGGCTACATATGCAATTCCAGAAGGTGAATATCTTGAACAAGAACAACGTTATGCTTCTCAAAGAATGGTTAGCATACCAGTACTTCCAATGGGTGTTATTGAAGGTGCTAACTTCGAGAACCGCGACACTCTTATCAAGAGAATCTTCACAAACATCTTAGCTGCTTCTAACTGGATCCAACAACGTGGTCGTTACGGTGCTGCTACATTCGTTGTAACTAACATCCGTGTTGCTACATTGTTACAATCTGATGCACACTATAGCTTCTCACCAATTGAGAATACTGTTAAACAAACTGCTGGTCAACTTTACCCAATCGGTACTGTTTGCGGTTTAACTGTTTACGTTGATCCATTGATGAAAGCTAATGATACTCGTGTATTAGTTGGTCGTAAAGGTGGTAAAGATGAACCAGGTGTTCACTTCTGCCCATATGTAATGGCTGAAGTTGTACGTATCATCGCTGAAGGTACAATGGCTCCAAAACTTATGATTAAATCTCGTTACGCTCTTGTAGATGCAGGTTTCTATCCTGAAACACAATATATTACATTCTATGTAAACTGCGTAGGACTTTAATTAATAAGTTAAAGCTTAAGAAATTATTACAATAATTTCGATAATAGGAGGAAATTCGAAAGAGTTTCCTCTTTTATTTTTTAACTTCTATTTTTTAGTTTGAAATAATTTTATTAATTTTGCATCGTAATTAAAAATAATATAGTTATGAAAACAACAGTTTATACACTTTTACCAAATGTTTTAAATAAAGAAGATTATGAAGAAATATATTTAAATAATGAATATATTTATTTAGATATACGATTCGGATATATTAGAAAATTTAAATTAGAGTCAGATGATTCTAAACTTCGGTGTGTTGGAATTTTTGAAGAAAATAAAATAGAATATTTTATTTTCAAAAAAGAAAATGATTCTAATTTATTGTTATGCAAAAATGATGGTATTCTTGAAAATGGTGATAAAATTATATGTTTGTCAACAGGTTTTGAAGTAGGTGATTATGTTGCAAATGCACATTTGGCAGGAATTGTAAAATTAACTATTATGGGCGAATCTTATTTAGAATATGCAGTAAACACTACAAATCTATCGCCAGAATGGGAAACTGTTCATACAGATCATTGTTATCGTCTTGCAACAGAAGATGAAATAAAAGCAATTAATGAATTTAAAGAAGTTTTTAGCAAATAATTTATAGTTATATGGCACAACTAATTCAAAGAGACAGTGATGGAAAGAATCTTGCATTCCAATACAATGACGGAGGCAGATCACGGTATTTCAAAGCACAAAAAGTCGGTGATTGTGTAACTCGTGCATTTGCAATTGCAGCTGGTAAAGATTATAAAGAAGTATATAATCTTATATTCAAGAATGCAAAAGAATCACCGCGCAATGGTGTAAAGAAATCTATTTGTAAAAAAGTGGCAAAACAACTTGGTGGCACATGGCATCCATTAATGGGTATTGGAACCGGTTGTAAAGCACACCTTCGTGTTAATGAAATTCCTATGCAAGGAAAAATCGTATGTAGTGTCAGTAAGCACTTGACCGCGGTTATTAATGGTGTTATTAATGATACATATGATTGTGGCCGTGATGGTGAGCGATGTGTTTACGGATATTGGGAATTCAAATAATTAGAAACTTTTTTGAATTTTGAAATAAAATTATAAACAATAAAATTCATGAAAACAATTGAAACCGCATCTGCACAAGAAATCGCAGAATATTTGGAATATTTATATAATATAGCACGTGATAAAGCTTTTGAAAATAATCATGATTATAGTAAAATATATGATGATACTGCATGGGAAAAATTATATCATAAAGTATTTTCAGATGAAATATCTCGAATTATATGTAAAAGATTTCCTAATTTTGACTGGTATGATCCAGACACTTCATATTATGAAGATGTGAATGCATTTATTGAAGCATTTAAAAAATATGCAAAAAATATTAACAATGAAAATGATGGGGAATTATTTCCAAGTATAAATACATATTTTGAAAATAAAAATATTTAAAACATGAAAAGTCAAGTATTAAGTGAAAAAGGCATCAAAAGATTTAATCTTGAAAATGCTAAACAATCAATTGAAAAAGCTAAAGAGGCTGTTCCGGTTAAGGAATGGACTAGTTTTGATGATTATTTTAAAGATGATTTTGAAGATCGTCATAATAATAAAAAATGGTATGAAAAGATAAAAGATTTTTTTGTATTCCGTATTGGTTGGAATGTAAGAGATTGGTGGATTGATACAAAATGGTATTTTAGTAATTTGAAACATTTTCAACCAATGATTAAATCATGGCGTTCATGGAGTTATGAATACCAATTGGATTTATTTGTATTTGGACTTAAACAACTTGCAAATACAATGGAATATTATGGTTATGAAGAAGAAACATCTCGTAATAAAAAAATAGCAGCAATTAAAGAGTTAATTACCGAAATTAAGCGAGATTATGAATTAGAAGTAGATGAGCGTTTTCCTCGAGATACATATCTTGAAAAAATCATAAAATATTCAGATGGTTCAGTATCATTCAATTATAAAGATGATGAAACCGTTGCAAAAGCTAAAGAACGTCATGCTAATGCATTAAAGAAAGCACGTAAAGCTCATTATGATAAAATATTTAAATTAATTCTCGGGCAAGATAATGATAAACTTGGCCAAATGGTTAAAGAAAAATATGAATCATTATCTGAAGAGGAAAAGAAGAACTTTAGTTCTTATGATGCACAGGTAGAATTATTTGATGGATCTGGAATTGAAGGTTGGTGGGACTAAAAATAAATAAAAATTAAAATAAAAATATATGATTAGAACACTAGATTAGGCAGAAAAGGAATATTATATGACATATTATAAATGTCATTGTGAATATTGTAATAGAGATTTTGTTGCAAGTATTGATGATATGCGTGAGTCTGCTTTACAATTTGGAATGCCAAAAGTTGCAAATGACGAATATGTATGGAAATGTCCAATATGCGGACATCCAAATACTGGAAAAAATATTGATTTGGAACCATGTTATCAAAATGGGAAAACAAATATTGTTTTTGAATTAACAGATAATGAAACTAAAGCAGCAATGGAATTTAAAAATACGCATTCCCATATTGAAGACTCAGAACAAAGTAAAACATTCTTATCTACAATGAAACAACAATTTACATATGAAATTACTCCGGGAGGATTAGGACATTGTGTAAATATTAAATGTAATGAATGTGGAGAAACTAAAGATATTACAGATAATTAATTATAAATTTTAAAATTTTAAAAACTTATGGAAAAATCTAAATTTAAAGTTGGCGATAAGGTTCACCGCAAAGATCAGGCAAATAATAAAATATATACAATTTGTTATGTAAGATATATTAATGGTGATAAACGAAATATATATATACTTAAAGAGTTGCCAAATACATATTTTTATTCATACCAACTAGAGAAAGTAGATAATTTTATACCTAAATCTAATAATGGAATTGTTAATTCTACCGTAACTTTGGAGTTTGATAAAACTACATTAAATACTATTGACTCTGCAAATAAATTTAAAAATTGTGCAAACAAAGTTATGGTAGATGGAGTAGTTATTAAAAATCGATATGGTGATATAGATGAAAATACACGGGCATTTAAACTTACATTAGAAGAAGCACAAGAAATGTATAATGCCGGTGGAAAACTCCGTGAATTTGCTCTTAGAGCTTTTACTGAAGATGAATTAAAACCAAAATATCCAAAAACATGGGATGATTACTGTGATAATTTTTATCCATATGAAAAGCATACGCATTATATTCCAAAATTTGCACACGGCTTTGATGGGGATGATGCAGATGCACTTATTGCATTTGGACGCTTAATTAGATTGCGTAAAGCATGGATTCGTGATTGGAAGCCTGTTTGGAATAATGCTGAAGTATACTGGTGTATTGGTTATTTGCTCAACAAAATTAATATTATGCAATATTCTTCAATATCACAACCATTATCTTTTCCAACAAAAGAAATGGCAGAGAATTTTATGAATTGTTTTAAAGATTTGTTAGAAAAAGCAAAAACATTAATTTAATTATGGAAAATAAGATTAAAGTTTTAGTAGTAGTTGATGCACAGAATGATTTTATTACTGGCACATTAGCAAATAAAGATGCTCAAAAAGCAGTTCCAAATATTGTTGACAAAATTTTATCATTTGATGGTGATGCAATTTATCTAACAATGGACACTCATTATTTTGATTATCTTGATACATCAGAAGGTAAAAAACTTCCGGTTGAACATTGTATGGTCAATAGTGAAGGGTGGCGAATTGAAGAATCTATTTATCAAGCAGTCTTAGTAAAAGCTAAACAAGGATGTGAAATTAAATATATTCGTAAAAATACATTTGGTTCTGTTGATCCAGTTTATATTGAAGATGGTGAAATTGCATCAACTCTTAAAGATACTGTTTTAAATTTTGAAAAAGACCGAACATTTCAACATATTAAAAACAATGGATTTATTAATCATATTATTAAAAATAATGGGCATATTAATTATATTCCAATGGAAATTGAAATGTGTGGATTTTGTACAGATATCTGTGTAGTTTCTAATGCACTTATTCTTAAAGCATATACATATAATTTTGCAGAGATTACAGTGGATAGCAAATGTTGTGCTGGAGTTACTCCAGAAAAACACAAAGCTGCACTTGAAGTAATGAAATCATGTCAAATTAATATTATTTAAAAACAATAAAATTTATTTTAATTATGAAGAAAATTTTTTATTTTTTCAGTATTGCAGTATTTGCAATGTTTACTTTGTCTTCATGTCATTCAGTAGAGGTTAACGCTGATGAGGAAGCTGTACTTGTTATGCAACCCTGGTTTTTTGGCCATGGTGGTGTAGATAAATCACCTGTTAGTACTGGTCTGGAATGGTGTGCAGTAACTACATATGGTGTTCCTTTTAAAATTGTTCCAGTACAATATGATGAAACATTTGATGATATTTTTTCAAATGATAATACACCTTTGGATTTTAGCACATATATTGTTATACAGGTTGAGAAAGGTAAAACACCAATTCTATTACAAAATTATGGAAGTGATTGGTATAAAAATAATATTCAACAGGTTTATCGAAATAAAGTAAGGGATTGTGTTTCATTGTATAGCCCATTCGATTTGATTTCTAATCGTGAAGTAAATGCAAAAATTGACTCTATTGTATTAGAATATATGCGTAAATATGTCGAGTATAAATCACAAGATGCTGATATGCCAATTAGAATTATTTCTGTCACAACAGGAAAAGCTAGTCCTAATGAGGAACAAAAGAAAGAAATGAATCTTACCGCGGCTGCTATTCAGAAAACTAAAACTCAAGAACGTTTAAAAGAAATGGAAACTGTTCGAGAATCAGCGGAAAAACAACGTGCAAAAGCTGATAAAGCGTATATGCGTGAAATGAATTTGTCTCCGGATCAATATATTCAATTACGTGCATGGTCTATTATCGAACAAAAGCAAGGCGCAAATATTGATGTATTGTTTGATGGTTCTTCACAACATATGTGGAATATTAGACGATAATGAAATAATTAATAGATAATAAAACACTACCTAATTTTAGGTAGTGTTTTTTGATATTTTATTAACTTCTATTTTTTAATTTAAATAAAAAGTATTAATTTTGCATCGTAATTAAAAATAATATCAACTATGTCAACAATTAAAACATTTGGAGAACAAGAAGTTTTCACCACAAAAGAACTTAAAAAACTTCAAACAACTAAAGAAACTTGTAAGTATGCAATTCCATTGGAAATTGACATTTATGGAGATATTCTTCTTCATCATTATTGGCCAACTGGGATGTTTAGAACAGTTAACGCTAAATATTTGCATGGCAAAGTTAAATTTCATGATTTGAAATTGTATGATGAAGATAATAATAGTAATGATACAATTACTATCAAATGTGGAAATTGCTTGCAAGAGATGCCATTGGTATTTGATTTTCAAATGACTGATAACAGTGCAAACATCTTTAGTAATATTCTTTATAATATTGCACATTTTACAAAAACCTCTCATTATCCAGCAATCGGTATTGTAGAAGTTCCTGCTGGTACAAAATATATAGATGTAACTGATATAGACGGTTGTATGATGATTGCCGACAGTGAAATTAAAATAACTAATATTATTTGTGGATTCGGAAATGAACCAGAATACTATAAACATTTTGCATTTGCAGGTTATGATCAGGAAAATATTAAGAAATTGCCTAAAGTTGTAAAGCTTCCATTAAATCATAATATGTATTAATGACTTCTATTTTTTAATTTAAGAAAAAAGTATTAATTTTGCATTGAATTTAAAAATATTATAATTATGAATATAGAAAACAAAAAAGATATTTATGATTTACTTTGTGAATTAAAAAGGAAATCTGAACTATTTAATACAATGGGGGGTTCACTATATTCAAGAATAGTTGCAGATGAAATGAATGATATAAATTGTACATTAAAATATACATATTTAATTGATGTACGATTTTATCAGCCATGTGATGGAAGAGTTGTATTTTATAATCTTGATGAGTTAATTAACGAATATAAATGTGATTAATTAAACATATACAGAAACAAATTACAAAAATTAATTATAATTTAATATGTTAACACAATTTGATAAAAATACAATTCTAAAAGAAATTCAAAAAACTCCAGATATTTTTGGAGTTCTTTGCAATATTCAGAAGGTTGCTGACACTTTACAATATCCATGTTATGTTGTCGGCGGTTATGTTCGTGATTTAATTCTTGGCAGGCCTAATGATGATATTGACGTTGTGGTAGTCGGAAAGGGACAGAAAATTGCAGAGGCTTTTACAGAATATTTGAAAAGAGAATCAAATTTTGACAATATTAAATTATCAATATTTGAAAACTTTGGTACAGCCCAGGTTCATTTTGGAAATTGGGAAGTAGAATTTGTCGGCGCCCGTAAAGAATCATATGAACGTGGTTCTCGTAAACCTATTGTAGAGGATGGAACTCTTGAAGATGATCAGCTTCGCCGTGATTTTACAATTAATGCTATGGCTATTCAACTTAATGCTGAATATTTTGGTGAGTTGATTGATCCGTTTAACGGAATTGAAGATCTGAAGAATAAAATTATTCGGACTCCTGTAGATCCTGATACTACATTCAGTGATGACCCACTACGTATGCTTCGGGCTGTTCGTTTTATGTGTAAACTTGATTTCGGAATTGATCAGAAAACTCAAGATGGAATTATACGAAATGTAGATCGTCTTGATATTATTTCTGCTGAGCGAATTACTACAGAGTTTATGAAAATCATGGCATCTAATCATGCAAAAGACGGAATTGAAATTCTGAAAAATTTTGGTTTACTTAAAAAGTTTTTACCAGAATTGGTAGAAATGGATACTACCGGAGCTTCAACTGTATCTGAGTATGTACGTGGCCATAAAAATATTTTCTGGCATACATTATGTGTACTTGACAATGTTGCTAAACAGTCTGATAATGTATGGCTTCGTATTGCTGCTTTATTTCATGATATTGGTAAAATGAAAACCAGATCTTGGAATGTTCATAAAGGCTGGTCTTTTGACAACCACGAATATGTAGGAGCTAAGATGATAAAATCTATATTCAGCCGCATGAAGATGCCTCTGGATGAAAATATGGACTTTGTAGAGACTATGGTTCGTATGCATATGAGGCCTCAAGCAATTTGTGATGAGGGTGTAACTGATGCTGCTGTACGTCGTCTTGTTCATGATGCAAATGGTTATATTGATGAGTTGTTAATTTTGGCAAAAGCCGATATTACAACGAAACATGAAGAGAAGAAGAAAAATTTCTGGAAACAATATGATGAATTGAAACAACGTATTGAAGATCTTAAGCAAAAAGATTATGTGCGATTGTTCCAACCATGTGTATCTGGAGATGATATTATGATTCGTTATCATTTGACACCAAGTCGGCAAGTCGGTGAAATTAAACAACTTATTAAAGATGCAGTTCTTGATAATATTATTGAGAATACACCAGATGCATTATATAAGTATATTGATGAACATTATAAATTTTAAAAGTATGGGTTATGAAGTTATTCCTGTAAAAATTACAAAGTATGTAATGACTGCAAAAGAAATTGCAAAGTTTTTTAACAAAGAGCTAAAGTGGTATACATATGCAACTCGTGTGCCATTGCCAGGTGAAATGATTCGGGTTAATGGAAAAACCACTGTTATTAATGATGGAGATGCACATTATATTAAGGATTGTTATTATGCTAAAGAACGTCGTAAATATTATGTATTGACACGAAGAAAAACTTGGCATACAATATACAAAGTCATTTATATGTAGATTTTTAAGTAAAAATTAATATTATGTTAAAAGGATTTGTAGAAATATCAAATAGAACTAAACAGATTATTTCAGCACGGTGTTCTGAAGATGATATGTATGTGCACTGTCAATGTGGTGGTTCTGATGCACGTGAGGCAACACAAAAAGAAGTTGAAGAAGCTTTGGAATATTATAATAAAAATGGCGAATGTAAATTTCATATTTTTATTGATACACCAACAGGTTGCGGATGGTATAGTAGGGATTGTTTGGTTTGTGGTACTCATATTGGTTTAATTTAAAAACATTAGTAAACATTATAAATTTTAAAAATTAAAGTTAATAATGGAAAATTTAATTGAAGTCGATCCTAAAAATTTTGCGGCATTTTCTCCAAAAGATTTATGTCCATATATTAAAGAGTTTATATATAACTACATGCCTCCTGTTTGTGGACATGGATTTATTATTAGTGGTAAAAAACATATAGATTTATATATTAAAGAACGAGAAAATGACGTAAATGCATTTTGCAAATATGTAAGTCTTGTTACTGGTATTTCAGCAGATATTATTAAGAATAATCTAACAAGTGATATATGGTCAATATATAAAAATAGCAATAATGAAGCTGACAAATTGCACACAACATATAAATTTATAAATGTTGAATGCACAGAACCAATTTTTGTTGGCCATTATTATACTGAAAAATATTTTGGAAATAAATGGCTATATGGCAGTGATTATATAGAACGGATGGAATTCAAGTATTTTCAAGATATTGTATTGGATCATTCATGTGATTTGGGCATTAATGTAAATATGCAGGTTGTTGGATACAAACTTGATGAGTTTGATAAGTATATTAATAAAATAAAAACTGAAATATATGAATATCGTGTTAGTGAATTAACACATAAAATAAAGCAGTTAAATAAAATTATACGTAAAGCTGAGAATGCAAAAATACAACTTAAAAAAGTTGAAAATGAATTAAATGCATTAAAAGAAAAAACAATTTAAATAAAGTGATTTATGGGAGTAATTAAAAGTATTTTAGACACAGATTTGTATAAACTCAGTATGAGTTATGCATATATGAAGCTTTATCCTGAAGCTGAAGGAGTATTTGAGTTTTGTGATCGTAATCGAGTTAAACGGACGCAATCTGATGTAGAACAAATCCTTAATGAAATTAAAAAACTTGAGGATTTGTATTTAACAGAAGATGAGTTTAATTGGTGCGTAAAACATATTCCTTATATTCCTGAATTTTACTGGGAGTGGCTTCGCGGTTTTAGATTTGATGCAAGCAAAGTTAAGGTATATCTTGATGATAATAAAATTCTTCATATCGAGGCAACCGATAAATTATATCGTCTGACTTTTTGGGAAATTGCATGTCTTGCTATTGTTTCCGAAGTATCAAATCGTGTTCATATAATTAATATGGCAGACATGTTGAAACGGCTTGATGCAAAGATTGCATTGTCAAATGAGTATAGCTTGGTATTTAGTGAGTTTGGTACTCGCCGCCGTTTTAGCTATAATGTTCAAGATGCTGTAGTAAAACGTCTTAAAGAAAATGCGCTTTATTGTGTAGGAACATCCAATGTTCATCTTGCAATGAAGTATGATATGAAACCTATTGGAACTGTCGCACATGAATGGATTATGTTCCATGCAGCACAATTTGGTTATCGAAATGCGAATTATAAATCATATGAAGACTGGGTTTCTGTTTATGATGGAAATCTTGGAATTGCATTAACGGATACATATGGTTCTAAAGCATTCTTTGATACATTTACAATGAAACATGCAAAATTATTTGATGGTGTTCGTCATGATTCTGGGGATGAATATGAATACACACAAATGGTAATTGATGCATATAAATCTAAGGGAATTGATCCTAAAGATAAAACTATTGTATTTTCAAATGCATTGACATTCCCGAAATATAAAGAGATTGCTGATTATTGTAAAGGCAAAATTAAATGTTCGGCCGGTATTGGAACAAATCTTACATGCGATACGAATACGCCAAGCCAGAATATTGTAATGAAATTAATGCAATGCAGAATGAATGCAAATAGTCCATGGGTTCATTGCATTAAAGTGAGTGATGATGCCGGAAAGGTAATGGGAGATGAAACAGAAATTCAACAATGTTTTCATGATTTGAATATCAAAAAGTGAAAAATGATATTATTTTTAATTATATATTGGGTGGGAAGATGTTGTGAAACATTTTCCCATTTTAAATTATAATAATTAAAATAATAAATTTCTATTTTTTAATTTAAATAAAAAGTATTATTTTTGCAACATAAAAATTATAAAAAATTATAAAATATGATAATACAAAAATTAATAGCAATACTTGGATTTATAACTTTTATTATTATATGTATTACTACTATTAAAGATCATATATGGTATGAAGAAGAATATAAAATTCAAGGCTGGAAATATTGTGGCCCTATTGGGAAAATAACTATACATTGTAGTGATGAGGAAAGAAAAAGATTAATTGAAAAACATAATAAAATTAATAAAGAACGTGCTGAACAATATAGAAAAAGTCAAGAACGTAAAGAAAAAATTTTTAAATTTATTTGTAGAAAATAAAAAATATAGTATATTATGAGTTTTAATGTATATACAGGAATTAAATTCCGAACAAAGAGTTTTGAAAAGGCAGTAGATTCTTTGAAATCCATTAGAAAGCAAGCATTGAAAAATATGGCCAATTCATTGTTGCATGGTAATTATATCGGTCTTCTTGTGGGACTTGACCATAAAATGAATCAATACCTTAAAGAAGATATTATTGCATATAAAAATGATCCGTCTGAACAAAACCTTTTAAAAGCAAAGTTTGAAATTATTCGATATCTGGGTAGTCGTAAAGATGATGAAGCACGGTTAAATGGTGATTTAGATTATTCTTTCCAAGTAATGATATATCCATACCATGGAAATTTATATGGAAATTATTTTGGATGTGATCATTGCCAAGAAAATAAAGATTTGCTAATGACTATTGTTGATGATTATTGGTATGGTGATTCTGGAGATCCCGACCCAAATTTATCATGGAAACAATGGGGACAACGCAGTAAAGTTTGGAATGGAATTTTTGACGAATATTGGAAACCGACAGAAAACGGAGCAGTATTTTATATTGCAAAATGGGATTGGCTTGATTGGCATGATATCCCAGATGAGTTGATAGAAAGATTAGTAAAAGTTCCGATGTTTAATGAAACCAATGAAGAAAAATGACTATAATTTATTCAAATTTTGGAGATCAAGATACTCAACTTCTTCAATTAATATGGGAGGGTTTGAATCCTGACCGGATCGTTGAAATAAACTACGATACTGTAGATTATGAGGATATTGTTGATGATACAATTGCATCTGAAAACAATACTTTAATTATGTGCGGACATGGAACCACACAGGGGTTACTTCATCCAAATTTGAATTCAGGACAATACATTATTCATGAAAATAATGTGCATTTAATTCATGCACAGAATGTTATTGGTTCATGGTGTTATGCAGCAGATTTTGCTGAAATACACCATTTGCATGGATTTTTTACCGGAATGTTTATTTCAAATGAAAGTGAAGCAGAACAACATGGAATAACATTTGCACAATCAGATTATGATGATATCGATATTGATATTAACCATTATGAAAGATATTTTAATCTGCAATTACATGATTTTATAGAAAACAATATTCCATTAATTGAATGGATCGATATATTGAATAATGATGGTATTAACCATAGTAATATAATTGGAAATTTTAATTTTAATAGGATGCGGTATTTTAATAATGAGATATGAAACAAGAAAACATATATTACTACCAGGAATTACATTCATATCATGCTGGTATGAAAAGAATGCTTTACGGGAAATTAGAAGTGTTAAAACGTGTGTGGAGGTTTTTAAATGATCCTGCTTGTTTGCATATAGAAATAAAAAAATTAAATAACTATGAAATTAAACCAAATCAGTGGTTTGATGAAAAACATAATTTGATTGAAGACTGTGGAGATTTAGAAAAAACTGGAACCATTGATAAAAATGGAAATCTTATAACAGAAAAATATGGAGTATTAACTAAAACATTGTAAATTATGACGTACAACAAAATGCTTAAAGAAATTCGTCAACTTGCCATACAATTTGGTGAGGATTTTGAGGTTATTTGGCTAATTGATACTTGGGGTATTAGTTATACTGGAAATATGGGTATTAAACGAACAAATAATTTACGAGAGATTATTACCATTGCTGATTTATATGCACAGTTTGTTGAAAAGGCAGGTGAATTTTATGAAAAATATAAGTTTACTGATAAATTTAGAGAATTTTCTAAAATGATTCAAGACAAATACTTTGAACCTATCCAAGTTACGAAGATTTATCAAGATTCTCATAATAAGTTTATTGAAGAATGGAACAAAATTCATCCAGAAATATCTTATACTGATTATCTTAAGAAAGATGCAGAAATGAATCATAGAAGATTTGATTATATGAATGCAATGCTTGGGGAACCATACCCGGTATATTCAACATATTTTATAAAAAATTACAATTAA